GACCAGGGCTCCGCTGGGGTTGACCACATACTGGTCGAGGGCGTAGGCCTTGGCCGGCTTCCAGGCGGCCACGGCGCCGGCGCGGATGATGCCCGCATCCACGGACGCATCCGTCGGTGCGGTTGCGGAGGCTGCGGCGGCCTCGGCGGCCACCTTGGCGTTCAGTGCATTGAGGGCTGCGTTGGACGCGGCGGTGCCGGCTGCGGCGGCCTCCTCCAGGAGGCCACGGTAGGAGCTGAGGTATCCGACGAACCCGCCGCCGGACCAGAGGACCTGCGGGGTGGTGGCCTGGAAGGCCGGCAGGAATCCCTGCCGGCTCACTTGCACGGGGTTTGTCAGCGGGGCGCCGGAGATGTCGACCAGCGCCAGCGGGGTGACCATGCCGGTGTCGGAGGCGTCGTAGATGGTGACAACAGCGTCGGAGACCAGGAGGCTGGATCCGTTGGAGTTGAGAGCCAGTTGGGTCTCGTATGGGTAAAGTGCCATGTCCGTTTCTTTCCGCTACCAGCCGATAGCAATCCAGTTGATGCGGTGAATTTTGTTCAGGGCGCCGTGCCGGCCGATGACCAGGCTGCCGGTGCCGTTCACCGATGCCGGCTGGGAGCGCAGGGCGTAGACCCACTCGGTCGTGCTGCCGAAGCCTGCCTGGCCGAATACGCCACCGCCGCCGCCCACGCCGCCGGCCGAGGCGTAGGTGAGGGACCCGCCACCGGCCCAGTCGTCGCCGTCCATGGCGATGACGGTCAGGAGGCCGTTCGGGAAGGGCTTCTGGAAGGTGAGCCGGGCGTAGCCCGAGTTGTCGGAATAGTTGACGTTGGTGCCCGCCTGGACAAGGAACTGCTGGCCGCCGTTGATCATGTTCTGCGGGTTGGAGCCGGCGGCGCCCGCCAGGGCGCCTACCGATCCACCAAAGAGCGGGATGCGCCCCATGACGAACGTGGACCAGGACGGGTTGCCGTTGGCGTCCAGCTCGCAGTTCCACTGGGTGCCGTTGACCATGATCTGCGCCCCGGGCATCTTCAGGTAGGTCAGGGCCAGGTCGTCACGGGCGGTCATGCCGCCGTTGCGTGCCCAGCAGCGAAGGTCCACCACGGAGGTGGGGGCCGTCTGCCCGGCCGTGAACTGGACCAGGGCCAGGGGCTGGTCATCCAGGGTGCCGGGGGTGGTGTTGCGGGCCGGCAGGGACTTGCTGGAGCTGCCGGTGACCAGGACGAAGGTCGTGAGACCGCCGGCGCCGCCCCAGTTGCGGCGGGCCACGACGAGGTCCCAGCGCGAGCCGGAGGAGACCGCCGTGCCCTGCAGGGACACTGTCGTGTCGGAGGTGTCGAGGATGCCGTGGCCCCAGCCGGAGCCGGTGGCGACGGTGATGCCACGGTCCAGCGTGGCGTGCGGGGTGACCTTCCAGTCCTGGCCGGCGGCCACGCCGTAGTGCGAGGATCCCGCGAGGGGGATCAGCTTGGACCACTGGGCCTCATTGACCGAGCCGTCGTAGCCGATACTCGTGATTGCCATTTACTTGCTCACCTTCAGGTCGTTGATGCCCTTCTTGAGCCGGGCAAGGAAGTTTGCGATGGTGCGGTCAGGGGAGTCCCTGATGTCGCCCACTACGGGGGTGGTGACGAGGCCTTGGTCGCGGGTGTAGCTCAGCGTGACCTCGCGCAGGATGTCGGTGCGGGTGACGGCGCCGATGCTGATCGTCACCTGGGCGCCGACGACGAGGCCGTTCTTGCCGTACTGGAAGTTCGCGGACTCGGAGAGCTGGACGGCGAAGCCGGCCTTGGGCTCGCCCTCGGTCAGGCCCTCCGTGGCCCGGGTCTGGACTAGGGCGGCGGTGTCCGCATCACGGGCGTCCTGGAAGTCCTCCACGACATCCCGGTGGGCCGTCTCCAGGGTGGTGTTGGTGGCCCGGCGGAAGATCCGGGCAACGCCCTCCCCGCCGCCGCCGGCCACCACGCGGGTGGCAGTCGGGTCCTCGTCGGTCCAGGACCAGCTGGCGATCAGGCCGGAGTCCTCGGTGAGGGTGTAGTTGAACACCGGCGGCACGAAGACGTCGCACAGGATGTAGCCGGTGCCGTCGGCACCCTGCCGCATGGTGATCCCGATGCCGGCCTGCTCGATGGCGGGGAACAGCTGCTCGTAGAGCGGGTGGAAGCGGAACTTCACCCCGTCGGGCACGGTGGCCCCCCGGTTCTGGTTGGTCGCCATGGCGACCGGCATCCCCAGGCGGAGCCGGATATTGGCGTCAATGACCGCCTTGGCGATGGTCTCGGCGTTGCCGGTGTAGGTCGCATACTCGCTGGTGCCCTGCGCCGTGATGTCGGCGGCGGGCACCGGCCAGCCCAGGACCTGGTGCAGCAGCCGGAAGTCGTCCCTGAGGTAGACCGTCAGGGTGCCGTCGACGCTGGGGCCCTCGGCGGAGCGGCGGTGGATCTTGCCGCTCATCAGCTGCTGGCCGCGGAGGAAGATCACCAGCCGGGCGCCGTCCTCCAGCAGGTACGGTGCGGCGTGGTGGTCCAGGTCCACCACCAGGGCGGCGGTGCCGGTCTGGTTGAAGCGGGGCGTGACCACCAGGGAGATCGGGTCGCCGACGAATGCCTTGAAGTTGAAGTTCTTGTCGTAGACCTTGATGAGGAAAGGGGAGTCCTGCATGTCACCACGCCCGGTAGTAGAGCGGCTTGAAGGTGGCGCTGATTGAGCCGGTGCCGCCAGCGATGTTCAGCGACAGGTTCGACACGGCCCCGGCCGGCAGCGGGGCGAAGTCGATGCTGCCCAGGTTCATCGTCTTGTCGGTGGTCCAGGGGCCGTTGACCGGCCCCATCATGGCCGTCTGCGCCGCCGGGCTGGTGTCGATCACCAGCACATCGCCGGCCGCGACGGAGAACGGGATGTTGATGGTGCGCCCGTTGACGCCGACCGTGGCGCTGGTGAGGGGCCCGTAGACCTTCCACACCACATGCGCCGGGACGTCGCCGGGGTTGTCCAGTGTCGCCTGGGTAAGGGTGTTGCCGGGGGAGATGGTGAACGCCGGGCCGCCGGAGATCGGGAAGAACGGGGAGGTTCCGCCCGCTTCCCAGCGGCGCGTGATCGACGCGCCCTCCCAGTAGGGCTGCTCGGCCGCGAGGGTGATGCCGTAGTTGGACCAGCCGGCGAAGACACTGTCGGTCTCCATGGTGAACTGGCTGTCGTCGACGAAGCGCAGCTTCAGGGTGCGGGTCGAACCGTCCGGGAGCGTCACGATCCACTGACCGGTCAGCTGCGGGTCGAGGGTGCGCCAGAAGGCGCGGTCCCGCTCGATCCAGTCCTGGCTGCCCAGATCCGAATAGATCTGCAGCGGCCAGAAGACCTCCCGCACGTCGATGGTGTGGCCCCGCCACCGGGCGCCCGGCAAGGATGCGTGGGCGGCCCGGTGGTGGATGACAGGAGGCATACTGAGCCCGCGGACGCCGGGCAGCATGACGGTGCCCGTGGAGGAGTCGGTCAGGCTCCATTCGACGCCGTCCCACCCCACCCACTTCATGTCCAGCCCGGTCCAGAGGACCGGGGGTGTGGTGGGCGCGACGAGCCCGCCAAATACTACGCCCATGGGCTATGCTCCTTATTTGATGCCGGCCACGGCGAGTGCGTCCTGCTGCAGCTCGCGCAGCTTCTTCACGGCTGCATCCGGGTCTACGGTGTTGAGTACGCCGACGGTGACGGACGTGTTGGACGTCCGGGTCGGAACTGCGGTGCCGACGGTGCCGCCGTCGGCGTAGGACTTCGTGGCCTTGGTGAGGGTGTAGCCGAAGTCCTTGGCGACCTGGGCCAGGATCTTTACCGAGCGCGGGCGCTTGGACATGGCGTAAGGTACGTAGGCCTCGCCCCGAGTTTCTTCTTCCGCCCACACTCTTATCGGGCCGCCGGGCTTGGTGATCTGCGCGACGTGGTTCTCGATCCCGCCGTTGGCGAACTGCTTGATGCCACGGCCGTTCAGGATGTTGCCGTTGGCGCTGCCGATAACCCGCTGCCCGGCCCGGGCCGTGGGGTCGCCCGCATTCGTGTAGTCATAGGCCACGCGGATGGCGACCGAGCGCGTCATGGTCAGGGAGTTGAGCGCGATCTGGACCGCCCGCTCCGACGCACCGTTGAGCTGCGCGAAGATGTTGGCGTAGAACGGCACGCCGACACCGTTGCGGATGTCCTGCAGGGCCTTCTGCAGGCCGGGAACTCCGTCGGCCACCTTGAGGATGGACGTGAAGTCGCCCCTGTTCCACTTCGCGCCGGTGCTCTCGACCAGAGACTGGATCTTGCTCTCGGCCTGGTCGGGCAGAGCGTCGAGCTGCGCCACCCATTCCTTGTTGACGAAGGCCTCGGCCGCAGCGACGGGGTCCTTGATGGCCAGTATGGCCAGGGTGGGGTCGGCGTCCAGCTGGGCTGTGAACTTCTGGCCGTCGAAGGTGCCGCCGAGGGTGGTGACCATCGCCTGGGCGATGGCAGCCGCTTCCGTGGCGCCCGAGAGGGCGACCTTGAGGACCCATTCGTGGCCGAAGACGGCGTCCCACTGGCCCGCGACCATATCGGCCGACACGCCCGACGCCTTGGCGAGTGCGTCGTAGTCGGCCCTGTGATCGTCGACGAATTTCTTGGCCTTCCCGTAGGCCACCGCGGCGTTGTCGCCCGCCTTGATCGCCTCGTCGTAGATTGCCTTGGATCCGGCCCAGGTGTTATTGACCTGATCGACCAGGGCCTGGTTGACCTGCATGATGGCCTTGTTGCCGCTGGCGACGTTGAGGAATCCGTCGCTGCCGTAGACCGAGTCGCCGAGTTTCTGCATTTCCCCGGCGAGCGGGGTGACCAGATCCTGGAGATTCCTGAAGCCACTGGCGTAGGCGCCCAGGGACTCGGCCGCCTGCTGCTTGGCGTTAGGTCCGACCAGCAGCTCGAAGGTCTTGCGCATCGCGTCGATCTTGGAGGCGCTGCTGGCGGAGGCGTCCTGCAGGACGGTGGACGCCGCGGCTGCGGCGCCGAGCTGCTTGTTCGACTCGCGGACCTGTTCGATGAGGCTCTTCTGAGCCTTGGCGTGCTCCGTGGTCTCGATGCCGGCTGCCTTGTTCACCTCGGCGTAGTCCTGGATCTGCTTGCTGCCTGCCTCGAAGCTGCCACGGTTCTCATCTACTGAGCCCCTGAGCACGTTGACCGCGTCGTTCATTTCCTTCAGGCGTGGGGTCGGGCCTTCGGGGCCGGCGAAGGAGCTGCCGAACTCGTCATTGCCCAGGGACGCGGCGCGGGCCTGCCTGTCGGCTTCGGCATAGGTCCCACTGACCGCGTCAAGCTTCCTGTTGAGGCTGTCCAGGGCAGGGCCGCCCTTGAGGATGGCGTCCGTGACTTCCTGCGTTCCGATGCCGAGCTTCTTCGCGGCCTCCAGGGCTCCGGAATCAACGACCTTCTTAGCGGCGAGTTCCCTCGTGGCCTTGCCCACGGCGTCACCGAAGGCACCGGCCGCCCGGGCATCCGCGTTGAGGGCGTCCGCGTACTCGTTGGCGAAGGGGGTTGCGCTCTTCTGGGCGGTTGCAAGTGAGCCGATGCCGAAGGCGATCAGGCCGCTCAGGGCGGCGAGAACGACACCGATGACCGGGACCATGAGCTGGACCCGGAGGGCCGCGACCCCGGCCTGGACACCGACAGCCTGCATGGCGGCGGCGGCCAGCGGGCCGGCGAGAGCCGCCAGCTTCAGCGCACCGCCGAGCGTGAGCATCGCCGTTGCAATGCCGAGGAGCTGGGCGGGCGGCATGGCGGAGATCACCAGAGCCGCGCCGATGGCGAAATCCGCGAGGAGCTGGATCACGGGGAGGAGCCCGTCACCGATTTGCTGGACGCCGGAGGCGAAGGCCGGAATGATCGTTCCGGCCACCGCGGCCAGGGCCGGGCCCAAAATGTTGACCACTGTCGTGCCGAGCTGGATGAGCCCGGGCAGGAAGGGCTCCAGCGCGTGCCAGGCCGTGGTCAGGACGGTTGAGAGTTGCATGAACAGATTCCGGAAAAGTGGCCCCGAATCGGTGGCTACCGCACCCAGGATTTGCCCGAAAGTCTGCAGGATGGTTGCGATCGCGCCGGCTGCAGGTCGCAGCGACTCGAACATGCTCGTGACCCCGGTCAGAAACGCCGACATGCCCTTGTCCAGCATGGGGCTGGAGAAGAGATCGCCGAGGAGGGCGATGAAGGTCCCGAGCGCCTGGCCCGCGCCAGAGAGGCTGTTCTTGATCGTGACCGAGAAGACATCCATTGCCGGGCCGAGATTGCCGAGGGCATCGTGGAAGGAGGTCGACGCCTCGCGGGCCCCGCGGAAGATGTTCTGCATGTTCTTCTGGAAGCGGTCGCCGGCTGTGACATCGTCGAGCCGTGCCATCATCAGGGAAAACGAGTGCAGGGTGACGGCACCCGCGGCCTGGGCCGACTGGCCGATGTTGCCCCAGACCTTGACGATGGATCCGCCGGCACTGAAGAGGTCCTTCATGCCCTGGATGCCCTTGTCGATCCACCGGTTGAGCGTGCCGTCAGCGGCGAGCCGCTGGACCCAGCCGTCAAACCTTCCGGCCCAGGCCTCGAAGGCCCGGCCCAGTCGGGGGAAAACGGTTGAGCCGACCACGCCGAGGGTAAGGAACCCGCTCATGAAGGACGCCATGCCCGTCTGGGCGACGTCGAAGCCGCGGGTCAGGTTGTCGAAGAAGACCTTGGTGCCGCCCTGCTCGGTGAGCTTGACGACGGAGTCGAGGACGCCGGAGAAGATGCCGCCGAGGGAGGTGGCGAGCCTCCCGAGCCCTTCACCCATCGCCGGCAGGGCGACCCGGGTGAAGGTCAACATGCTGTCGCCGGCCCGGTCCCAGAAGTTCCCCGAGACCGTTTCGCGGATGTCCTGGAAGACCACCCGGATTTCCGCGGCGGCCCGCTTGCCCGACTCGGTCAGTTTCTCGATGGCCTTCGTGTCGCCGTTCACGGCAGCACCGAAATCCTTGAATACGCCGGTGAAGACGGTCATCACGGCGCCGACGCCGAGCAGCAGCGCCGGAGCGAGCAGGCCGGCCATGCGGAGGACTTCACCGAGTCCGTTGCCGAGGGAGAAGACGTTGGCGGTCAGTGACAGGAACCCGGAGGTGAGGGTGGAGATCCCCACCGTGAGGGCTGCCACGATGGGCAGGTTGCGGTCGAGTCGGCCGAGTGCCTGGCCGAAGCCCTCGGTCCAGCGTGCCGCGGCCCGCAGGCCGGTGAGCTTGGCGGCGGCCAGCAGGAGGGTGGAGTTGGCCAGCCGCATCCGGATGTTGATCACCTGGTCCTTGGTCAGGACTGCGATCGCGGTAGCGGTTTTCAGCATGTCCGCCGGGCCGATGCCGGCCTTGACGTTGAGCTTGCTCTTCTCCTCGGCGGCCTTGATTCGGGCGTCGAGCTGGGCCAGCTCGGCCTCCAGGTGCTCTTTGTCGACCTTGACCTCGATGGTCGCGGCGTTGACCTCGTTGAGCATTCCCTGGAGCTGGGCACGGGCGGCCTTGACGGAGTCCGTGTTGTCGTAGTTGACCTTCACCTGCACCGGGGTGCCGGCCAGGATGGCCTCCATCTCGGCACGCTTGGCGGCCAGCGCGGCCGGATTCAGCTCGACGTCGAACTTGATCGAGTCGATCTTTTCCTGTTCGGCCTTGATCTGGGCGATGACCTTTTCCAGGGAGGCCCGGTCGTTGGTGTAGCTGAGGCTGATCTTTTTGGTGGGCTCGGTGGCGTCCAGCTTGGCCTGGATCTCCGCGGCCTTGGCGGCCAGTTCCTCGTCGGGGAGGTTCAGGTTGATGGGGACTTCGATGCGTTCCCGCTGGATCGCCTTGATCTTGGCCAGGACGCTCTTGTAGCCCTCCGCGTCCTGGGAGTACCTGACGATGAGGGGGGTCAGGGTGAGCTGTCCGCGGAGGTAGTTGCCGGCGGCCTGGAGCTTCTGCCGGTTCAGCTCGACGTCCATTTCCAGGGCGCCGATCTTCGCCAGCTCGGCCTCGATCGTGGCGATCGAGGACTCCAGCGCCGCCCGGTTGAGGTCGTAGCGGACGCGGACCTTTGCCGGGATCTCAGTGGTGTGGTCGCGGAGCTTCGCTTCGATCTCCTCGACCTGTGCCTGGAGGGCATCGTCGGAGAGATTCAGGTCGATCGGGATCTCAACGCGTTCGCGCTGGATGGCCCTGATCTTGTTGAGGACGTCCCGGTAGCCGTCCTCGTCCGGGGTGAACTGGATGATCAGCGGGGCGTTGGCCAGCGCCTCTTCCGCGGCGGCCCGGGCCCGGAGCAGCTTGTCCCGGTCCACCTCGATGTCGAAGTGGACGGCGTCGAGCTTGGCCAGCTCAGCATTGATCGAGGCAAGGGCCTTCTCCAGGCCGGCTCGGTCCTCGTTGTAGGAAAGGTGGAACGTCTGCTTGATCGGGGGTGTTACGAACTCGGCAAGCTTCTCGTGCATCTCCTGCTCGATAGCGTCCCACTCGGCCTCGTCCATGGACGGGGTGATGGTCTTCTCAAGCTTCTCCCGGCGCAGCGCCGCGATCCGGTCCAGGACGGACTGGTAGCCCTTCTCGTCCTGGAAGTAGGTGATCTTGACCTTGGCTTCCCGGGCCATCTTGGCCAGGTCTTCCCGGGCCTTGTCGATGCTGCCCTGGTCGTCCAGCTCGAAGGTGATCTTCTGGGTGGGCTCCAGCATGGACTCGAAACGCTTCTGCGCCGCACGGACGGAGTCGTGGTCGATCTTGATCTTCCAGGTGACGGACTCACCGTCGAGATCCTTCTCCAGCTTCTTCGCGTCGGACTTGGCCTTGGCGGTGTCGAGCTTGACTGTGGCATCTACCTCGACGTCGGCATCGAAGTTGGCGAGTTCCCTTTTGACGCCCTTCTGGGTTTGTTCTCTGAAGTCGGTGGTATCAGGGCGGACCTTGATTGCCACCGACCCTACGAGTTTGAAGTCAGCCACTTGGCCATCCCATCTTTCTGAACAGATCGAAGTTGTCTTTGTAGACCGGCTCTGACCTGGCCGGCGGGCCTTGCCAGTCGGCGGGGCCAATAGTGGGGAAGTCGGGCGGGCCGTCCTTCCAGTGCCCCGTCACTGCGGTGTTCAGGTTGATGGCATTGATTTCCATGGCCTGCAGGCGCCGGTCCAGGGTCCAGGACATCCGGTCCATGATGGCTTCGGCCCTCGGGTCGGCTTCGGGCTGGTCTTCAGATTTGGCGGGGTGGTCGACTGCCAGCGCCGCACGGAAGCGGCTGCCCTCGGGGAGGTTATTGATCAGGGAATGGATCACCCGGATAGAGGAAAAGACCTCGCCAGCAATGAAGCTGACGAGGTCAAATCCCCAGAACTCTTTGAGATCCAGGTAAATCTCTTCGCCGTATTCGTCGATCAGCTCTCCGAGGGCGGCGCTTCCCCCAGGTCGGTCTTCTCCGAGTAGGCCCGGAAGATGAAGAGCCAGATGCCGAGATCTTCCTTGCCGGCCCATTCGGCCAGTGCCGCATGGTCTCCCTTGTCGCGCTCGGCCGCGGCCAGCGCATCGGAGAAGATGTTGATCATCAGCTCGGACTGGTCGACGTCGGTGTCCTCGCCAAGTTCCTTGAGGCGCCGGTCGACGTCCATCGCTTCGGCCACCTGCTTGCGGCGGGCCTTGGCCAGCCGGAAGATCGGTTTGAATCCGAGGACCTTCCCGTCCTCGGTCTCGATCTCGAAATCGGGGTACTTCTCTGCTGCGCCTTTGCGCAGGTCATCAAGCTTCAGTGCGGACATTGCTGATCTCCTATGTAGTCATGCGTGCGCGGACGGGGGTAAAGCCTGTGGGGCCGGGTCCGCACCGGCCCCACAGGGGTCTTGGGGCTAGACCGGAGCTGCGATCGTGACGGTCGGGTCCGTGGTGTAGCCGCTGCCACCACTGGTGACGTTGATGGAGGTCACGACACCGCCGGTGACCACCGCGGTAGCGGCAGCACCCGTGCCGGCGCCGCCGGAGAAGGTCACCGCCGGGACGGTGGTGTAGCCGGAACCGCCGGAGACCACCGTGACGCTGGAGACAGCGTTGGCGGTGCGGGTGGCGGTGGCCGTGGCGGTGGAGAGGATGACCTTCGGGGTCAGCCAGCGGAAGGCGTAGTCGTTCGCGCCGTTCTGCAGCGGAGTGACCTTGACGGGCAGCTGGACCAGGTTCTCGGTGTCCGAGACGGAGAGGTCGTCGGAGCGGATGATCGAGACCTTGGGGGCGTAGATGCCGGCGGTGGTCTGGCCGTCGTAGAACACGACCAGCCAGGCGACCTCGGTCGGGACCGGGCTGGCCGGGACGGTGACGTTATTGGAGCCGTCAACCGTGGCGTTTGACCCGTAATACAGCTTCAAGCTCGGAGCATCGAACTGGAGCAGATTCATGATGAAGGCTTCAGTGCGGGCCGCGGTCGTGGTGCGAAGGGTCTTGTTCTGCAGGGACCGGAGGGTCGTGGTTTCGCCACCCTCGGAGCTGGCGGACAGAATGTCCTGGACGGACGTGTGGCCCATGTGGGTCCAGGTGCCGCCCGGGTTGCGGAGGTCAGTGGGGAGCGCGGTCCCCACCGGCGCCGTGTAGAAGTGGCCTACGCCAACCTTCAGTACGGCATCGTTGTTCAGTGCCATTTAGATTTCTCCTAAGGAAGGGGCTCGGCCCCAAAGAAAATGCCCCGTCGAATTAACGGGGCATGAAGCGGTTTGTTACGGTGCTTTGGTTCGGAGGCCTCACCAGGAGACGCACGATAATTTCGTACCGACAGGCGTTTTTCGGCAAACTCGCGTATTGAACGACCGAAGTCGATGTCTGCCAGTCGGAGACTTTGGCCGGGTGGGTGGACACCTGCATGACGGCGATGGAGCCGCAGCCGGGGATGGACAGCTGCTGCTGCTGCGCCTGGCGCAGCGCGTACCGGCACATCTCGGAAAGCTCTTCGCCTTCTTCGTCCGCGTCGGGGCCGTCGGTGATGGTGGAGATCATGATGATGGCCGACTCCATGAACCGGTCATCCCTGGTCGCCAGGGCCAGGGTGCCGGAGCGCCGGTCGCGGCGGGCCACGATGGCCGGCGTCTGCATGTTCTCGCTGAACTGCGAGTAGATGTGGACGTTCTGGTTTACGAAGAATCCCTCGAAGATCTTGCGGACCAGCTCGTCCACAGACCCGAAGAACGGGGACGGGATGTACTCGGTCATTGCGGCCCCCGGTAGCGGTTGATTGCCCGCTGCATGGCGCCGCCCAGGATGTGCAGACCCTCGTGCCGGACGGGCTGCGCCAGCTTCTTGCCGAAGGCCTTTCGCTGCACCCAGCCGAACTCGATGGACATCGCAGACCGGTCCAGCCGGTTCTTGCGCACGTACTCTCCGTCGCCGCCACCGGGATCTTCATCCTTGAGGTAGACGTACCAGTCGGGGGTGTCGGCGCTGGCGTTCTCGTGCCGGGCGACCTCGATGTACGCCTTGCCTTTGCGGCGGTGGGCCGCGAGTTTGCTGTGGGCATCCCGGCCGATGGTGAGGGCCTTCTTATGGACGGCGTCCTTGACCTTCGGCAGGTGGGAGACGGTGTCCTCGACGGACCCCTTGCCCCTGTCGGGAGCCGGGCTGCCGTCAGGCTTCAGCCACGTAATCTCATGGGCCATAGGGTTCGTCCAGACGGTTGCGGGAGCGGATGATGAACTCGACGTGCTGCGTGGCCCTGGACACTCCGGTCGTGAATCGGGGCGGGGCCGCAAGGTCCCACTCCTCGCCACGGAAGACGATCCGGGCCCAGGAGCCCACGGGGGCGCTCCTGGTGATGCAGCGCATCGACTTGATCGAGACCTGGCCGGCGATTTCCGCGTCACCCTGCCGCTGCGTGGAGCTGGTGACCCAGATCTCGACCGGAGTAGTGGCCGGGATCCGGACGCGTTCTCCGCGGGCGTTGGTGACGGTGACCTCGGGGTAGATGAACATCTGCTCGCGGCCACGGTCCAGCAGGATCGAGCGGCGTGCCACTATTCGTACCCGAGCGGAAACGGCTTGTTGCCGCCCCAGTCCACCGGGGCGTAGCCCCGGTCCTCTGCCATGGTCCGGCTCCGCGGAACGGGCCGGTCGCAGCTGTGCAGGCTGACCGAGCGGACGTTGCCGGTTCGGCCGAGCGCCCGGACGATCGTGATCTCCTGGGGGGTCAGCGCGGCGCCGGCAACGTAGGAGGAATGGCGGTTGAATGTGACCATATCCCCCCGCTCGGAATCGAATCCTGAGGGGTTCAAATAGCCCCGGGCAGCCGCCGCCACCGCGATGGTGACGGCGACTGCAGGGGCGCTCTCAGCGGTCCAGTAGGGCTGCTGGGCGTAGTGCCGGATCTGCTCCGACGCCTCGTTGAGGACGGCCACGGCCAGCTGAACATCTTCGGCCTCGGTGATCGGCTCGCCGATGCGAGCGGCCACCTGGCCGACTGTTGCGAGTGCTGGCATGGCTTACCCCTACGGTGCGGCGATGGTGACGGTCGGGGTTCCGGTGTAGCCGGTGCCCGCGGCGGTGACCGCGATGGACACAACCTGGCCGTTGCGGATGGAGGCCACGGCGGTAGCGCCGGTGCCGGCGCCGCCGGAGATGGTGACGGTCGGGGTGGAGGTGTAGCCGAAGCCCTGGGCCACAACGGCGATGGAGCCGATGGTGGAGCCGGACTTGGTGATGGCGGCCGTGGCAGTAGCCTTAGCGCCCGGGTAGTTGCCACCCAGCGGGAAGGGCTCGCCCTGAACCTCGGCAGCCGTGATGGTCTGCAGGTTGTAGGCCTTGGCCAGGAAGGAGCTGGCGGAGCCGCCCGGGGTCGTGGTGGAGCCGTCGCCCGGCTTCTTCTCGATGGCGGAAGTGCTGGACTTCAGGGCCAGCTTGACGCCGCGGACGAAGTACTCATCCGGGGAAACCAGCTCGTTGGAGCGGCCGTCGAATACCGTCAGGCGGTCCTTGACGTAGGAGTATCCGGCGTAGCAATCGAAGACCGACCTATCAGTTAAGTAGGCGGTATCATAGTCCATCAAAAAACGCAAGGCCCATCCGCCGGCGGAGGCGGAAGCGCCGAACGGCACGGAGCGGGGGATACGCGGCACGCCGGTGAAGGCGAGGAAGCCGGAGCTGGCGTACATGTACGCTTCGTCGGCGGGGATGTGCGTGGTGGACACGAACTTCACGCCGGCGATGGTGCCGAGGGTGGCCGTGGTCAGGGCGGCATCGCCCGTGCCCTCGTCCTTGAGGAACCGGTTGGACTTGAGGATCTTTTCCTCGAAGTCGACGCCGCAGATGCAGTACAGCGTGTCGTTCGGGGTACGCATCAGGCGGAGGGCCTTCTTCGCTTCCACGACCGCGTTGTAAAAGACATCTTGGTTGGAGCCCTGCGCGGCGGTGATGCCGGCGGAGTCATCCTTGACCAGGATCACGCGCTCGTAGGGAGCCTTCAGGATCTGGTTGAGAACACCGTGTTCGAGATAGGACGCGATGGAGGAAGTCTGGGCGTCGATGATGTCGCCCCAGCCATCCGTGAAATCCCAGTCGGCCTGCTCGTCGGTCATCTTGATGGCTGAGTACGGCCGGTCGGCAGAGATAGTCACGGTCACGACTGACTCGGAGTACGTATCTGTCAGGATGGGCTGCGAGCGATCGTTGCGCGGCGTGTAGGTACGCACCGGAACGGTGCCCTTGACGCGCTGGCTGATCGTGTCGCCTTCGGCCTTGAAGAAGGTGGCGAGGTCGTTGCGCTTGGTCACCGTGTTGGAGATGACGAGCTGGTCCTTGAGGGCGGAGACCGCGGCCTGGATAAGGACCTCGGGCTTCACCTTCAGGTGTGGTGCATAAGTCATGGTGTAGTCCCTTTCAGGGGGCATGAAAAAAGCGCCCGGAGGCGCTTAGGAGTGGGGAAGGTGCTAGTGACGGTTCCGCTTGTAGGCTTCCCACGCGTCAAACCCGGACTGCTCGTTCGGGTTGATCGTGGGGTCAAGCCCGCCACGGGGTTCCTGGACCGTGACAACCACGGGGTCAGCGTCGGCCGCCGGCTTCAGGCCGGCCAGCTTCGCTGCCTGGGCGGTGAGTTCTTCTTCGGACTTGCCGGTCAGGAACTCCACCAGGTCATCGCTCAGCCCGGTCTTGCGGGCCACCCGTTCCCGGGCGAGGGCGACTTCGAGGTCGTTGGTCTTGGTGTCGTAAGCAGCAGTGATCTGCTGCACTTCCTCCGGCGTCTTCGCCGCGGCCAGCTTGTCCTGGAGTTCCCGGGCGAGGACGCGCTTGTCGGCGGCCTCTTTGCGGGTGTCTTCCAGTTCCTTGCGGACCCAATTAAACTCGGCGGGGAATGCGGCCCAGGGATCCGGGGCCGTAGTGGATTCGATGACGACGGGGGTTGCTGCGGGCTCCTGGCCCTGTGTCTGCTGCTCAGACAATTCTGTCCTCCTGGGACTTAGGTATTGGACAAACCGTGGGGGTTGTCGGGGTTCGCCTTCCGCTGGGCGTAGATCCAGCGGCGCCAGGCGTTGCGGGCGTCCCTGCCGGAGTACCCTGCAGTGACCCTGGGCCACATGCTCTTGAAGTACTGGCTCAGCGGGGGGAGCTGTGAATCCTTCACGAATTTGTAAATCGGAAAGCAGTGGCAGTGATTGTGAAAGACCCTGGTCACGTCGGTGTCGCTGAAGCCGGCGCTGTTCTCGCTGGCGAAGACAAAGCCTCGCGCCGCGAGGAACGCGCAGAATGAGCAGGGATCCGGCCCGGTGCCGCGGGCCACCGCCAGAACGAGCCTGTCGTTCTTGATGGCGCCGTTGACGGCGTCCCGGCCGGCGCTGATGCCGGCTGCGTCGACGGTGCCGGACCCGATGGATCCGTGCACCGAGTGCACTTCCTCGATGCCGCTGAGGGCTTCGTCCGGCGTGATGTCCGGGCTGGAGCGCAGGTCCTTGACCTTGTCGGCGGCGTCCTTGATCTGCTTCCTGAGCAGGGCACGGAACGTTTCGTCGACGTCCTGGACGTCCCAGTCGTCCGGCCATTCGTACCGGTCGACCTTGATGGGCTCGCTGTCGTTGGTGCCTTCCCGGTCCAGGAGTTTCTGGATCAGGGGGTCGACCTCGACGTCGTCCAGGTGGACCGCATCCGGCACGATGTCCGGAGGGGTGGCGGCCAGCTTCTCCTCGAACCACCGGATGTCGGGGTCGTCGCTGCGCGTGCGCGTGGACGGGAGGGCTGCGATGTCGATGGCAGCCCTGCGGAAGTTATTCCGGAGGCTGCCCAGTGTGGTGGAGGTGGTGCTGTCAGGAGATCCTTCCGGCACGCCCAGCGTGCGCCCGGTCTCCAGGGCCCTGACCAGCTGGTAGTGCGCGACTGCCAGCCGTCGGGACATCTTGCGGATGGCGACGATCACCAGGATGGAGTTCGTCAGCCATGAGGCGGCGGTGTCGTTCGGGTTGAGCTTGGACACGGCCTGCCATTCGGCCAGCGCGACGAAGGCTGCAGCGAAACCCAGGCGTGCCTGGGCCGCCTGGTGCAGCTGATCAATCGCCTGGACCTCCTCAGCCCTTGCCATTCACTACCGGCTTGGGCTGGGTGCCATTGGGGGAGGTGGGTTTCTTGATACCGTCAGTCCCGGATACTCTCTGCGCCCGGGCCGCGGTGGCCTGGGCGATGCGGGTGTCCATGGCCTCCTGCTCCTCGACCTGCTTCTCGTGCAGCTGGTCCCAGTCGTCCAGCATCCCGTTGGTGACGCCGGGGATCATGGGCCACAGGCCCTTGCGCGGGACGTCGAGCATCTGCGCGGCCTTGCCCAGGGCGTCCATCATGACGGCAACCGTCTTGGTGGTCTGGTCCCGCCAGCGGACTTCTCCGCCGTAGGACTGTGCACCCTCGGAGTCGCCGGCGGCCAGTGCGCCGAGCCGAAACAGTTCCTCGTGGGACTCGCCCAGGGTGATGTGGAAGGACTCGATCCAACGGATGAACTGGGCTTCGGCGGCGGCCCACGCTTCCGCGGACAGGTTGGCCAGGTTGGAGATGGAGGCCAGCGGCGGGAACTGCGAAATGGTCGTGAAGTTCCTGGCGGCCTGCTCTTCCTGGCGGATGTAGCCGTCCAGGGGAGTCTCCTCCAGCTGTCCAAATTTCGTCGCCGGATCATCGCTCAGCAGGAGTGAGGCCTGGCTGATCTCGATCGGTTCCGGGATCGGCTCGCCGTTGGCATCCAGGACCGGGTTGCCGTCCTCGTCCTTGCGGAAGGAGGGCATCAGGCCGGCGGCGAAGCGGATTTTGAATGCGCCGAAATCAGCGGTCACGTTGGTGCTGAAGGTGGCCTGGTTGAGGCGGTCCTGCAGCGGGATGGCTGCCTTGACCACGCCGCGGGTGCGGCCCTCGTCGTCGACGAAGCAGGTGTACCGGACGACCGGGCACTTCTCCAGCTTGTGCGCGAAGGGCTTGCCCTTGACCACGAACTTGCCGTCGACCGAGTAGGTCATCTCCCAGCGGTAGACGTCATCCCAAAGGATGGCCAGGCCGGGGACCTTCTCGTTGCGCGGGTAGCTCTTGATCGTCAGGACGTGGGACGGGCGGATGTCGTTGACCGGATCCCGGAAGTACGCCACGGTGTTCCTGGTGGACAGGATGTCGAACTTGATGTCCTTCGGGTCCAGGTTGTTCACCGCGACGAAGGCGTGACCGTAGGTCAGCACCGAGCGGTACACCGTTCCTTGGCGCCCGTCCATGCGATTTTTCTGCCACTGGGTCCACTCCGTATTGGAGTTCTCCGCGGTGGTGGTGTCCCTGCGGTCCAGCTTGCCGGCGGTGCGCCGGCGGTAGTCGTCCACGAAGGACATCTGGCTGGGCAAGTTCACCAGCAGGGGGATCCAGTTGGCGATGGACCGCTTCTGCAGGTCGCGGATCTGTTCGGTGGCGTTGCGGGGGGCGTAGGGGAGCAGGTGCTTGCCCTCGAAGTAGTCATGGCACAGGTCGTACTCGGCCCGGTCATGCTGGAGGGTGAGGAACATGTCCTCGACGAGCTTCAGATCGAAGTTCCCGGCCTTGACATCGGGGTTGGCATAGACCTGGTCCCGCTGCCCCTTGGCAAATTCGTCAAAGGTGGGCAAGGGTTCTCCTAGTTGAATTGGTAGAGCCGGCGGGAGTATTCCTTGGGGATCTTCTTCCCGGACTCGGCGAGGGCGACCAGGGCCATGTAGGCGAGGAAGCCGGCAGCGAAACCGTCGATTTTCCTAAGTGATTCACGACTCTCTTTTCCAAAGTAGAGCCCGTAGGAATTAGTTCTCCGCTTGGTGTTGAGGACGTGGACGCGCATGAGGCGGTCGCCGTTCTGGCGGAGGCGCTTGTCGATGATGGAGCCGACGAAAGCCTCGGTGGTCTGGGAGATCTTGGCCTTGTTGCCGCGCATGTCGAAGCCGACCGTGGAGCGGGCGCTGGCCTTGATGAGCAGCTGTTCGCGGTAGGTGTCAGCCCAGCCGTCCACCTGTGATTCCCAGTAGGCGGTGTCACTGAAGAACGCGAGCACCCGGAACATTTTGAAGGCGAGGTGGACTTCGGACTCGACCTCCTCGACCGGGACGTGCCACTCCACGGAGGGGTCCGGGTTCTGCCAGATGCCGAGCGGGACAATCAGGTTGTCCTCGATGCGGATGGCAACCAGTGCGGTTGCGTCATCAGTCTTCGACCCGTCGAAGCCCATGACGATGTGGTCGCCGGGCTTGAGGTCGCGCTTGTCGCCGTAGCAGCCGGGCTGCAGGATGCCGTCCCAGTCCCCGGGTTTCAGGAGGGAATCTCCAGAAGCAACTATTTGGTTAAACCACATCCGGCGCTTGCCGGCGACGGCCTTGGAACCGTCCTGGATTTCCGAGACGATGTCTTCGACATTGAGCCAGGTGGCGTCACCGCGGATGGTGGCCACGATGAACGGGGCCCACTCTTTGCTCAGCGGCGAGTCGGGGTGCGCTTCCAGGGAGTCATACAGCCAGCCCGAGGGCTGGCTGATGCCGGCCCAGACGCGTTCCTGTTCCTCGCGGATAATCTGTGCGACAGATTCTTCGCCGGGTTCGTAGGCGTTGGTGATGCACAGCAGCCGGCCCTGGACCTTGGTCAGGTTGTTCGTGATGACTTCGTAGAAGGCAGGCCCGCGTTGGGACGGAACCCAGTGGTGGGTCTCGTTAGCGATGGCGAAGGTTACACGCCCACCTTCGGCGGAACGGAAGTTAGCCGACATTGTGCGGAGCTTCTGCTTGCCGCCGTTGGCGTAGATGATCTCCTTCTGGACATCCATGGAAAAGGCCGCACGCGTGCGTGGGGGGATCAGCCCGGGGAACACATCCCTTGTGTTCTCGGTCTGCTGCTCCGATACCGCCGTGACCTGGACGTAGGCATCCGGGTGGGGCTTGGCGACGGGATTGCCGTCGGCATCCCAGTGCGAGAACTGGCTGGGGCCGATCAGTTCAACGATCGACAGCACGGCCGCCAGGGGGTCTTTGCCCCTGGCTACCATCCCTTCATGCGCTGAAGAACGGCCTTGCGGTAGGAGAACTTACCGCGGTGGTCAATGGCGTAGAACCAGAGCACAAATCTTGCCTGCTCCGGGGTACACATAAAAGGCCGGCCATCGGAAAAGGTCAGCCATTCGGCAACCCAGCCCAGGATCTCCCAGCCAAGCGTGTGCTCGGGGAGCAGCCACTGGCCCTTCTCGTCCTTCTGCCATGTCGGCCCGATGAACGACGGCGGGAAGTGGAGCATGGCGTTCTCCGCCGTGGGCTCCAGCGCCTCGATCTCTTCTTGCGTGAGTGAAGGAATGTTAATCACCCCCGATCGGGGGTTTCAGTGAAGCGTTGGGCACCTGGCCCCACCCTTTCGACCGGGCAGGCTTAGGTCTCCGGGACCCCCAGCAGCTGCGCTCGGTATGTGTCAATCGCGGTGACGGATGCCGACGTTTCGAGTTCCTTGGGGTTCTCAAGCTCGATCCGCATCCGGCGGCGCTCACCCTCGGTCACTCCGAGGGAGGTCATGCCCTGCAGGATGGTGGCGAGCATCATCGCGGTCGGGCGTTTGTAGTATTCGGTCAACGCGTCACAGAGGAGGCGGGCCATTTCGTAGTCGGAAAGCTCGTAGTACTCGCGCATCCCGGAACGGGAAAGCGAGCGGTACCACTGCTTGGCTCGCGGGTGCCAGGCGCTGTCGACCGGGGGGACCCGGTACGGGACGCGTTCGCCCTTGGACAGGGATACGCCGCCTTCGTTCTCGGGTTTGTTCCTCCGGGTGCGCTCTTCGCTCCGCTTGGGGACTGGTCCGGGCATCAGAAGCCTTTACGTTCGGTGGGCTGCGGGGGGCCGGCGATGAGCCCAGGCTGGGGCTCCTCGGGGAGCCGGCCGAGTTTCTTGATCTCGGCCCTGGCTGCGGCATTCTCGCGGCCGGTCTTGGTTAAGTGGTGGGGGTTGCAGAGTCCCTGCAGATTCGAGAGAGAACTATCGTCTCCGGGAATAATGTGATCGACATCGGTGGCGGCGTTGTGGCAGCGGAATCCGTCCTCGACCCATTCGCACCGCATCCCGCACCGCCGCAGCACGACGATTCGCAGGCGTTCCCAGTCGGCGGGCAGCCGGCTCTTCCGGGTGGATCCTTCCCAGGCGGGCCGGCTGCGGTCATTCCGCCGCCAGCTCGTCAATGAGATCCGGCCGGAAGCCGGCCCAGCTGCGGCCGTCATTGCCCAGGACCACGATGGGGGCCTGCAGGAGGCCGGCGTCCTTGAACTTCTGCAGCTGCTCCGGGTTGGTCTCCAGGTCCGCCTCGTCGTACTCCAGGCCCTTGCGCCGCAGCTGGCTCTTGGTCATCGTGCACTGGCTGCAGTTGGACTTGGTCCAGACGGTGATTTTCAAGGGTTCCTTCGGGTGAAAGTGGGTGAATCTGGGCACGAAAAAAGCCGCCCGGTGGGACGGCTTGGGCTTGGACGCGGTTGGCTACTGGTTCGGCCGCGTGGCCTGGTAGTAGTCAATGGCCTTCGGCGGGATCCGCCACGGGCTGGTCTTGCCGCCGGTCTTGTACGCGCCCCGGAGGGCCTGCGTCTGGCAGTGGCGTTTGATTGATTGAACCGGCTCGGCCAGCATCTCGGCCACCTCTTCGAGGGTGAAGGCCATGCGGGGCAGGCCGGTCGACGTCTTGGCGTCGTGCCAGGGAGTCTTGAGCATGGGCCCATCATAAGTGTGGGGGTGAGGGGGAGGCGATGAACCGTCCGCCGGCATTGGAGCTTCATCCAATGAGTTAATGCCGGGCCACACGGGGGCCGGCTGGGCCCGTCGGGTTTTTCCTGGCGCTAACCAGGTCTACTGCGACCGCCCTCAGCATTTGCCATTGGGACCTATGTCCGTCGATTACCCGTCACATGTGCACATTCAGGCTATGTACGTCCACTCCAGACGCCACTCGCCCTATCTCTGTCACCCTCTGATGCTTTGGGTTTGCGGCCCGCAGCAACCCGCTTACGCTATCACCCCTCCGGGTGCCAGCGAAGACTGATGTGGGCCGTGTCGTCCCAGCCAAAGTGTGAGGGCCGCCAGCCGTTGTGCAGCTCCGGCTCGGTGCTGAAGCTGTGGGCGTGCTCGACGTGGGAAAAGTTGTTGCCTTCCGGGCGGGGCTCTTCGGAGGCGCCGGCGGATGCCAGCTTCTCGAAAGCCGTGGCTTCCAGCCAGGTGCAGATCGCGTTGTAAAGCCTCATTGGTTCCCCTCCAGGAAGTTGGAGCCCGAGCGGGGAGGCCCTGGCCTCCCCGCCCCGGCGGGCGTGCGTAACCCTGCACGGGAGATAGGTTTCTCCTCTCGACAAAGGTGTCAGTTTTCCTATCTTGGCGAGGGGGGCTATAACTTCCCCTCTTTTCAAACCCCACTTCGGTAGCGATACCCCGGTGCAGGTTGACTTAGCGTGCTTGGTACAGCTCCATGGCGATGGCCTCCACCACGTTGGGGACTACGGCGTTCCCCATCTGCCGGTACCTCTGGGTGTTGGAGTGGCCGGCGGTCCAGTTGTCCGGGAACGCCATGCACCGCTCGGCCTCCACGGGAGTGAGCTTGCGCAGCCGGAGGACGCCGTTGTCCACGCGGCCGACATGTGTGCGGTTCCCGCCGTAGCCGGGACCGGAGCCGTAGTTGGCGTCAATGGTGGTGGCGATCGTGCGGGTGGCCCAGGCGGTCACGCCCGGGGCCTTGGACCGGACCAGGCCCATCAGCTCTCCGGCGGGGGAGTCTTCGACGGTGCCGCTAAAAACTCGGTCACCGTACCGACTCCTCGTCGGGTCCCCGTCCACGATCCGGCCAACGTTGTTTCCCAGGGGAAAGACCAGTCGTCCGGGGATCCCTCCCAGATGTCCGACAATGAAGATCCGCTCCCGGGACTGCGGAACGCCGTGGTCCTGGCTGTCAAGAACCTGCCATTCACAGCAATACCCCATTCGGGTGAGAACCCTAATGATTGCCTTGAAAGTTTCTCCAGATCCGTGCCCCAGTAGGCCCGCGACGTTTTCGAGTAGAAAATGTCGGGGTCGTGCGTGCTGCAGAATCCTGGCGACGTCGAAGAACAGGGACCCCCGTTCATCATCAAATCCAAGGCGGTCTCCCGCTGTAGAAAAGGGCTGGCAGGGGAACCCTGCGACGAGCAGGTCGAAATCCGGCAGCGTGGCCGGTTCGATCGCCGTGACGTCCCCGAAGGCTCGGTGGCTGAAGTGTCTGTCATAGGTCTTGATGGCCCACTTGTCGATCTCGGAGTAGCCCACGCACCGGAAGTCGATGCCGAGCTTTTCGCCGGCGCCCTCCAGGCCCAGCTCGAAGCCCCCGACGCCGGAGAACAGCGACATGTAGCGCACCGTGGTCAAGGGGGGCCTTTCCAGTTGGCTACGATGTGCTAATGAAAAAGGGGATACAGCGGTTTTGGGCCGCTCTGGCCGGCACCATCCGGGGGATGATGCTCGTGACGCGCTACCCGCGCACCGACAAATCCAGCAGGAACATGACGTTCATGTGGGCGCTGGCCCTGCTGCTGGCGGTCTGGTCCGTCGGGATGTACCTCTGGGACCGGGACTACGGGTCGTTCTTCTTGTGGATGAACTCCGCGATCCTGGTCCTGGACGCCTACATGCTGCGCCTCTCGATCCTCGGGATCGGCTACCGCCGTTCACGGCGGGGCAAGACCCGCCATAGGGCCCTTCCCTAAGCGGAACCGGGCCGGTTAATCTTGGCCATGGAGAAATTGCTGGTATCGGGCATGGCGGCTTTCATCGCGGTCTTCATGGTGGTCGTGATGATGGCAACCTTTTTCATGGTTCTTGCCGCGACCGTAGCCGTCGTTTGGCTGCTGGTGGCTATTTGCAGGGGCTACTGCAATCGTGTGGCCGCCGACGAGCCCGCCCCTGAACCCCTGTACCTGCGCAGGTGGACGACCATGCACCGGCGGGACGTCAACCAGGAGAAGAACGCGTGGTACGGCCTCTTCGCTGATGCGGTCATCGACGCCGGCCCGCCGGGCCGGGGGTCCACAAGGGGTTAGCACGGCCGCGCCGGTATCCGGCGGGTAAGGTGTTCCGCCCCAGGGCGTCAGAACCAGCTGCAAGCGCAGCGGCCGGAAGGAGGGGGAAGGACCGGCGCGAGCGTGGGAGCCACCGGGGCGGAAGAACGGAAAATTTTGGGAAAATGATGACGAAGCGGACGAGGGCGCAGCGGCACTGGATCGAGCGCGGCTACCCGCGGGAGATGATCCCGCTACGGCCCCAGCACGGGGGCCTGGACAGGTACACCTATGTGATGCGGGCCAGCGAAGACTGGCGCAGCCAGCGGGCTTTCGCCCGCGATGTCCTGGACATGCCGATACGGCCGATCTGCTTGCAGATCCTGCACAACGGACGGAAGCCTTGACGCGGTAAATTCCGCTTGTCACCCGAGGGGGGCGGAGCCCCCCGAGGCACGGTACGGTACGGGGCCTTGACCAACCGAATTGACAACCCGGTTGTCACATCGGGGGCCTTAGAGCCCCCGATTTCCGCTTGTCACCCGTAACCGTAGCGAAGCGGAGGTTACGGTACGGGGCGAAGCTTCGGCTGTCGCCTACGCTTCGTACCGGGGGGTTCCGTGCCACCCCGAACGGAACCCCCCGGTACGAAGCGTAGG